TACTGCTCAACGACCAGGACTGGTTCACGCCTTTCGAGGGCTTCGGCGAGGATCTCGCATTCTGCTGGAGAGCCTCAAAGCTCGGCTACAAGATACACTGCGACAGCACGATAAAATGCGGACACGTCGGTCAGGTGATCGTTGATGAGCGCATCTGGGATGCAAACAGGGAGAGCTAATATGCTTGACATAGTTAAAAAAGCGCTGAGGATAACCACCGACGCATTCGATGATGAAATACAGCTGCTGATAGATGCCTGCCTCGAGGAGATGACAGGGCTCGGAGTAGTAGTAATTACTGACGAGGGCCTGCCTGCATCCGTGCAGGTGCAGTCGGCTATCATCGCATATTGCAAGTGGCTTTTCGGCAACAATGAGGACGCCGACCGCTGGCGTGATATTTACCACACCAAGCTCGGGCAGCTCAAGACCATGACAGGCTACACAGACTGGGGCGGTGAGCACTAATGGACAGGTCAACGCCTATATATCTGTACTCGACTGAGCAAACCCAGAATACCAACGGCGAGTACGTCAGGAGCACATCGAGCCGCATGGTCTATTGCAACCTGCGGAGCGTGAGCCGCTCAGAGTGGTCAACGGCTGGAGATTTCGGTCTCAGGGCCGAGTATCAGGCAACCATCTTCGGGCCAGACTACAACGGCGAGGAGGTCGCCGAGCTGGAGCTGAGAGGCGGCAAAAAGCGCTACTTGATATACCGCACCTACATGGACAGCAACGAGAACCTCGAGCTGTACCTCGGCAACAGGGCAGGCGTGAGCACTGACGTCATCGAGGACGAGACGCCGGTCACACCCATCACGCCGAGCACCGAGCAGGAGGCAATAGATGGCAATTAGCATTGACCAGCTGGCAGCGGCAGTGAACAAGGAGCTGGAGCTCTACGCAGGACGCACCGACGAGGAAGTCGCCGCAGCCGTTGATGAGGTCGCCAAGACCACAGTCAGGGAGCTGAAACAGACCAGCCCTCACAGGACAGGAGCCTACGCAAGAGCATGGCGGCAGACAACGCCGACGAGAGGCCCTCACAGCTACCAGCGCATTGTCAATGCAGGCAAGCTCTACCGGCTCACGCACCTGCTCGAAAACGGACACCGTGTCGCACAGCCCACAAGCGGCAAGACATGGGTCGGCCCATCACCATCGCAGGGGCATATAAAACCAGCCGAGCAGCACGCCATCGAACAGTTCGAGGCAGCTCTGCGCAGAAACATTGAGGCTATCAGATGACACTCGCAGAAATGACCACGCTGCTCAAAAGCATCAGCGGCTTCGAGAACAAAATCGCATACCGCACATTTCCTGAGAGCGAGGTGCCTCAGATGCCGTATGCCTGTTTTGTGGATGCTCAGCCGTCTGTCTTTTTTGCAGATAACACAAGTTATTATATCCAGCCTCGGTACACCGTTGAGCTGTATGAGAAATACAGAGATCCGACGACCGAGCTCCTCTTTGAGAGCAAGTTCACGGCGAGCGAGATCACATTCGTGCGCACGGTGAGCTACCTCAACGACGAGAAATGCTGGGCTATATCCTATGCTCTAACTACCAAGGGAGAGTAAACAATGGCAACAAACAAAGTCAATTTCGGCATCAGCAACGTGTACTACGCTGTGCTCACTGAGGGCTCGACCAACAGCTGGGCAACGCCTGTGCATATTCCTGGTGCTGTATCAATCACGCTCGACGATAACAGCGCCAGCAATCCGTTCTATGCGGATAACGTGACCTATTATCGCAGCTTCACCAACAACGGCTACAGCGGCACGCTCGAGATGGCTAAGATCAGCGAGACCATGTACTCCGACGTCTGGGGCATGACCGAGCACAGCACCGACAAGGTGATCTATGAAAAGACCGGCGTGCAGCCCAAGCCTTTCGCACTGCTGTTTGCCAAGAGCGGCGACACTCAGGAGGATCTCTACTGCCTCTACAGAGTAATGCCGACCAGCAAGCCGACCGAGGGAACCAGCACCATCGAGGATAGTGCCACTCCTGTGACGCAGAGCTTCAATTTCGAGGCAGCGCCGCTCGTGACCGGCACGACCAACCAGATAGGGCTCATCTCTGTCAGGACGGCATCAGACACTACCACATCATCCAGAAATGCGTGGTTCAGCTCCGTAAAGTTGCCGAGCGCATAACAGATGAGATCATGCGAGGAGGGCCACTGAGCCCTCTTTTCGCATGAGTAAAGGAGCAGCAAATGAAATCGACAATAGAGATAAACGGCGAGCAGATGCCCATTGTGGCAAACGCTCAGCTGCCGATACTATACCGTCATCATTTCGGCAGAGACATGATGGCAGACATGAAAAAGCTCGCAAAGAGCTACAAGCAGGCCAAGGAGAGCGACACACCGCTCGACCAGCTGACCGATGAGGTCGATTTTAGCATCGTGGAGCCTGTGACGTGGCTCATGCTCAAGCTCGGCGGCAATGACGTCGGCGAGGACATGATGAGCTGGCTGGCGACCATCGACAACCCGATGGATATATACCGCATCGGTTTCGAGTGCCTCGCACTATGGAACCAGAGCAACCAGCAAACGGCGACGCTTAAAAAAAAAGGCGGCCCACGACAAGGATGACCAACGGAGCGACGTTCATGCTGAGGTGCTGTCAGCTCGGGCTCAGCTATGATGACCTCGAGCACTACACGGTCGGCATGATATACGACATGCTCATCGAAAAGGTCAATGACGGCGAGGAGTACCCTGTCAAGGGCAACGCCGACGACCTGCGGAGGATACTCGGATAATGGCAGGAAATATCAAAGGCATAACCATTGAGATAGGCGGCGACACCACAGGGCTGCAAAAGGCACTAAAAGGCGTTGACACCCAACTCAAGAGCACACAGCGAGAGCTCAAGACTGTCGAGAAACAGCTCAAGCTCGATCCGACAAATACCGAGCTCCTCGCAGAAAAGCAGAAACTGCTCAACAAGCAGGTCGAGCTCACGGCTGAGCGTCTTGATACCCTCAAAGAGGCAGGCAGACAGGCAGCCGAACAGCTCGAGGCAGGTGCCATCACTCAGGAGCAGTATGATGCACTCGCCAAAGAGATAAGCAAGACCGAGCAGGCACTGAAAGAGGCGACCACAGCCGCCAACAATTTCAACATCGGTCTTGAAAAGGCAAAAGGGCAGGCAGACAAGCTCGCAAAGAGCGCACAGACCGTCGCAGACAAGACCAAAGGGCTGAGCGCAGCTGCCGGTGCTGTCGTAGGCTCACTCGGAGCAGCGGCCCTCAATGCGGTCAAGGCATCTGACGACCTCAACACGCTCGCCAAGCAGAGCGGCCTGACGACCGAGGAGATCCAGAAATTCAGATACGCAGCCGACCTCGTGGACGTCTCCGCAGACGACATCATCAGCGCACAGACAAAGCTGGTCAAGAGCATGACGTCGACCAGCGAGGCAACCACGTCAGCATTCGCCAAGATAGGCGTGAGCACCACCAACCTCGACGGCAGTCTCAGGAGCTCCAGCGAGGTGTTCTATGAGGTGCTCGAGGGTCTGTCGCAGATCCCGAACGAGACCGAGCGTGATGCCCTTGCTATGGACATATTCGGCAAGAGCGCCAACCAGCTCGCAGGCATCATCGACGACGGCGGTGCAGCGCTCAAGGAGCTCGGAGATCAGGCGAGCGAGCTCGGCGTGATACTCGACCAGGAAACGCTCGACAGCCTCAATGCGGTCAATGACCAGCTCGACACGCTCAAGGCAAATGCACAGGGGCAGATAGCGCAGGCAGGTGCCAAAGCTATGGAGGCCCTCATGCCGCTGTTCGAGGAGGTCATCGGCTACCTCAGCAGCGCACTGGAGTGGATAGGCAATCTCGATACCGACACCATCAAGCTCATCCTGACCATCGCAGGAGTGGTAGCAGCCATCTCGCCGATAGCAGGCATCATCGCAGGCATATCGGGAGCGGTCAGCTCGTTCCTGACGTTCTGGCCTAACATCACAGGAGCATTCAGCGCCGTGACGTCATTCGCTGCAGCCAACCCGATGGCGGTCGTGGCAGCGGCGGTCGTGGCACTGGCGGCGCTCGTTATAGCTAACTGGGATAAGATAAAACCAGTCCTCGATGAGGTGCTCAGCTTCATCAAGGGGCATATAAATGCGCTCATCGGCTTTATAAACGGCTTAATTGAGGGCATCAACACGTTCATACGCAGGCTCAACAGCATCCGCATTGATCCACCGGCATGGGTCAAGGAGCTCACAGGCATCGGCTCGCTCGGCTTCAACATTCCGACCATCAGCAAGATCCCGATGTTGGCAAACGGCGGTCTGCTGTCGAACGGCTCGGCAATAGTCGGCGAGGCAGGGGCAGAGCTGCTCAGCATGACCGACAGGGGAGCGCTCGTACAGCCGCTGACCAACTACAACACCACCAACAATTACAACACGGCGGTGCCTGCGGTCGACATTAACTTCACCGGCTCGCTGGCACAGCTGGCGAGAGTTCTGCAGCCGCACATAGCACTGGAGACCACGAGGAGGGGCTGAGATGATAGAGCTCTATGTTGACAATCTGAACCTCACGCCGCTCATCCAGCAGACCGTGGACGTGCGTGAGCACATGAGAAAAGAGTACGGCAACAACGGCGGCATGAGCATCGCCGGTGAGGAGTTCGTTGACCTCATAGCCACAAAGATAGATCCGAGCTTCAGACTGATACCCATGAACAGGGAGCAGTACAACACCGTCATGAGCCTGATGCAGAAGTCCAGCGTGCAGGTGAGATACACCTCGGTCACGCTGAACGGTCTGAGGGGCATCACGGCGGCGCCGCTGGAGCTCACAGCGCACTACGTCATGGACAGCTACGGTCAGAGGATATACGACGGCGAGGTCATCAGCTTCAAACAGCTGAGTGCATAGCATGATAAACATCCACTACAACGGCTATATATTCAACGGCACAGGCGGCACCGACCTGCTCCTGCTGGCTCCGACGGCTCCACCTGACATTTATGAGGTCTGGGCTCCGATCTCCGAGCAGCTGTCATGGGACACGCTGAGCTTCGGCGTCAAGAGCGACGCAACCGGCACAAAATACATCTGGACATCGCTCGGCGAGATATACAGCACGCTGAGCAACGAGGAGTACGTCATAGACGACGGCGACCTCATGGACTACACCCGAGGCACGCCGGTGCAGGTCTATGACGGCGGCACGCTGCTCAGGGAGTTCTATCTCGACAGCATCACGGCACGCAGGGGCAACCTGTTCGAGTTCTCCTGCATCAGCGCTGTGGGCCTGCTGGCTGAGCGCTACCACCTCGGCGGCGTGTACTTCGGCGTCAATGCAGGCGACATCATCGCAGACATCATGGACACCATGCCGTACACTATCGAGGCAGATGTATCGAGCACGGTGCTATACGGCTGGCTGCCATACGACACGGCGAGGGCTAACCTGTCGAGGGTATTGTTTGCGACAGGTGCCAGCCTCATGAAAGACAGCGCAGGCGGCATCGTTATCAAGTACAACGAGCCGACCACCTCGCTGGACGTGAGCGCCGACACCTACTACGACATGGAGAGCTCGCCGGTCGAGAGATACGGCACCATCAGGGTCGTCGAGCACACGTTCTTCGATAGTGCTCAGCAGACCGAGACGGTGCTATTCGACAACACGAACAGCGTGGCAGCCGACCATGCGCTCATCGTTTTCGAGGAGCCTCAGGCAAGCCTCAACCCTCAGAACGGCCTGACCATAGACGACAGCGGCACGGCTTATGGTGCCAACTGGGCAAGAGTATCAGGCACTGGCATCCTATACGGCAAGGCATACGTCCACATCCGCAGGATGCTGGAGCAGGCGACAGGCGTGACATCGGTCGAAGTCAAGGAGTACGCAGACAACGCACTCATCAACAGGCTGAACAGCGCCACGGTCATGGCGAGGGCGGTCAATTACTACGGCAACGCAGTCAGGCATCAGATAGCTACGAGATACAAAGGCGAGCAGGCTGGCGGTCTCGTGGTATTTCCTGAGATCAGCGGCATCGCCAAACGAGGCTACGTCGCCACAGCTGACAAGCAGGTCTCGGGGCTCGTTAAAAACTACATGGACGTCATCACCGACTGGACGCCGACAGGGCTGGGCAACCAGTACACCGAGTATTTCTAT